GGCTTTACAGCCACAGCAAATGCCCTTTTCTCGTACTCTGATAAATCAGGCGGTATCTTGTTTACTGTTTCAACCTCTTCATCATTTGTGCGGGTTTCAGCCATTACCTCATTTCCCGAGCGGCATTCGACGCTTGTCCCCGCATATACGGGCAAACAAGACGTGTCAATAATTGACACCTCAAAAATATCAATGTCCTGTAAATACCGCTTTGGAATTTTTTCGGCTCTCTGTTCGATTTCAGCCTTATTAACATACATCCCAAAGGACCACCCACGCAGTTCGCCTTTACGTGCTTTTTCAATGACTTCTGCATCACGCACAATTGCTTCGGCTCTCAAGCCAATATTGTCCTCTTCAAGCTTTAATTCGCCTGTTGCAGTGCTTCCGAGCTTTTTTTCTGCCTTGTGATTAAGCAGTAAATCAACATTAGCAGCACGAGTTAAAGCAGCCTTGAACGCTCCCGGCTCAACTTGTTCAACAAATTTTCCTGTCGGTGAGTTTATCGGGCGGCTTTCACGCCCAACAGCGTTCACATAGCCGCTTATGATAACGCTATCACTCCTTAACTCAACTTTCGTTTTTATCAACTCCTTTAAGGTATAAAAATAAAGCGTTAACGTACGCTTTGGACGAGATAATTGGATCACCTCACTTTCAACATTTATTTTTTAAGTATAAGCGGAATTTCTTCATTGTTTGTTATACCTCCTCTTTATCAGTATTTATATTTCTGCTGTTGCAAGGCTTAAATCTGCCGTTGCGTTTGTATTAGGAGTATATATTTTGTTTGTTTTAGGGTCAAGCAGCACATCTTGCAGTCCAAGCTTTATAAAGTTAAACCCTAACGGCTCCATGTCCTCGTTGCGTCTTACCTCGTCAAGCTGCAAAAAATTACTTCGCAAACCTATTTCATACGCCTCATAGCGTTGTTTTGTGCTGCCTCTTGTTAGTTCCCTAACGTCAAAGGCAAAAAAGCGCGTTGCTTTTTCTTTTTCCCGCAATAAATCGCTATCTAGCGCGGCTTCTATGGTGTTAACAACTGGCATTATTGCGTTTTTTACAAATAACGTCTCTGCTTGCTCTGTGGCATTGCCGGTAATCATTTCTGGCGGCACGCAAAACAGCTTGCATACCTCTCCTGCGTTTGTCATTTTGTTTTCGTTAAGCTGCATTTCTACCGCCGTAGACGATGTTTCTTTGAAATCCATGCCCGCATTAAGTACTACAATACTATCCTGCATATCGGTTGAGTTGCCAAACATTTTTGCCCAAGCTGCTTTTATAGCGTCCATTGACTCTTTTGTTTGCTGAGTTTCTGACTTAATAAAGCCTTTTTTGTTGCCCCCTTTAAGCACGCTGCCATTTTCAAACAGCATTGTGTTGTATAAGATATTAAGTACAACCGGGCTCTCGGTTATAATGCTTGTCCCCACGCCCTTGCCTTTAGTGTTACGCAGGATTTTCAAAAACTGATGTGGGAAATACGACTTGCCAGCACATAGGATTGTATAGGACTTATATATCTGCTCTGCACTGCTTGTAACAGATATTGCTTGCTCATCAACATAATATAAGCCGATAACATCGCCGTATATATTTGTGTCGATGTATGTATAAGCCCCCTTGCCTAAAAAATAATCAGCAATCCAACGCTTGCGCATCTCTGTTGCGTTAATAGTGTCTCCTGTATCCCCATTTAGCAGCTTCACGCGATTGTCATTTTCAATTTCACGTATTCCCCCGTCTGCTTTTTCGTATAGTCTTATTGGCAATGCTGCTATTTTTTCTGCGATTAGATTAATGCACACCGCCACAGTTGGTATTTTTAACGCATTTTCGCGTGTAATATATTGCTTGCTGCCATTTATTATTGCGGTTAACAAGCTGTCTTCATACGATACAACCCCTGCTTCTTCCGCTCTTTTTTCTTTTTTTTTAAATATTCCCATTTTATCGCCCCCCTTTTTTTATTAAAATACCTGTGCGCCCCATGCTTTTGGCACTTCAAGTTCAAGCTGCAGTAAGTACATGGCATTTATAAGTGCAACAACGCAGTCAACCTTACCTGTTGACTTCTTTTTATTAACGTATTTGTTCAGATTTGTATCTTCGGTACATCTTGCATTCGAAAAATTGATTTCAAGCATTTCATTTTCATCATATCTGAATGATTTACTCAGTATACTTTCTTTCAGCAGTTTTGTTGGCCTGTGCAGCACGCTCGAATGCTGTTTAATTTCAACACATTCTATTGGATTTTTTGTATTGCCTTCAAGCTTTTGAACTGTCGAGATAGCGTTATAACGGTCAAAACCCAAATTAATAATCTGTACGCCGTATTTTTTCGACAGGTTTAAAATAAAATTCTCTACATAGCTGTAATCAATTATGCTATCACCACAGGCAAAACACACACCATCACGTATAAGCTTTTTGTAATCAACATTTTCTCTCGATGACTTTAACTCAATACTGTCAGTAGGGACAAATCCCCACGTTTTGGCATAAATAAAGCCGTCATGCTCTGTAACCATAGCAACGGCAACATTATCATCAGTTTGTGCGAGGTCAAGCCCAAGCCATACCCTTTTGCCCTCCCAAAAAGATAAATCCTCTTTAATTTTACACTCTCTAATCTTAATAATATCAATAAATCCCTCAACACCAAGTGACTTGTACTTGATATTATTGTGCTTGCAAAGATAATTTTCACGCTTGTTTTCGTATAAAACAGCTATATTGCGCTTTTCAAGTAAATCTTCAAATATGTACGGATAAGTAACAGCAACAGGATTTGACTGATAAATAATTAAATCTTCTGTTTGCCACTTATCATCCGTCAAATACTCATCATCCGGCTCATACAGTAACGCAAAATAACGTTTATTTGGCATAAAACCATCAAGAGTTTTCTTTGCTATATCAATTTCTGTTAACATGGCGTTATTGTCATTTGGATATTGAGTGCTGACAATAATGCCAAGCTTATTTTTAAGAGTAATCTGTGAGGACCTCATTGCTTCAATAGGATAATCATCCATAGCTCCTGCTTCATCTGCAAGAAAAATGTTAGCCATTTTACCGTCCATTTTATCTTCGGAATAAGCAAGAGGGATATATTCGCTGTCATTTATTAGGCATCGAATTTCGCTTCGCAGCGTTTTAAATATTTCATCTGATAAAGCCGGAGAGGACTTAATTATTTTCTTAATTGCAATCTGCAATTCTTTTGACAATTTTAAATCGGGTGCGACGGAAAAGAAACGGCAGAATTTACCCTCTGTAAGCATACCAATAATAAAAATAACACCGCTGTAAAATGTCTTAAAATTCTTGCGGCAGATTTCAAGTAGTGCTGTCCTGTAATATCTTGTACTGTCTGCTTTGTTTTTTGTACAGAATACTGCTATAATTAACAGCCAAGCGTATCCTTCCATGCAGTCAATAAGCGGTTGTTGTAAATCAGGGTGCATTATCAGCTTAAGCAGCTTGCAAAGCTTGTTAAACATCTTATCGTCAATATAAGCCTCATTGTCTTTGCCATTAACAATATCAAGCCAAGCCTTGCACTGCTTTTTAACGTACTTAGGGGCTTTTTTGTTGTTTGAATCAATGCACCATTTTGCATAAGAAACGGCTTTGCTTTCAAAAATAGTCACATTATTTTATTATTCCTCCTCAGACATCAGTGCCTTAATCAAAGGGTTTTCAACTTTTTCAGGTGTTTTCGGTATACTTCTCAAAGCTGCCGATATTGTCATGACATTTTCTTTGTCAATAGCAAGCATAAGCCTACGTTTTTTATCAATTTCATTACCGATAGACAGTTGTGTGCTTATAAGCTTTGTTATTTGCTTTGTAAACTGCAAAATATCGTCATATTCCACTGCTGGGAGTGCGTCAAACTTCTCTTTTAACTCTTCTGCAAGAATAGCAATTTTATTTTTCTGCAGTTCCATTCCAGATATTTCTGCATACAGCTGGCAGTATGTATTTAAACCGGAAGAATACAGTGCATCATCTTTCTCAATTGCCCGCATTAATTCCGCTACGCGCAAGAATTCAGCATGGGCAATTTTGTTTTTCTTGACTTCATCTCTCTCATAAAGTGAAAAGCCAGAAAGCATCGCAGTTTCGCCTTTTTGACGCTGCTCTAGTTCGGCTTTTGTTCTGTGCGACTTGTTTTCCGCCTTTAAAACTGCTGTTGGCTTTGACGGCCTAGCCACCGCAATCATCTCTTTCCAAAATTTTAGGTTACTCGTTTTGGGAGCATTTTATTTATAGAGG